AGGTCCCTCCTTGCTAGACCCACCGTGAGATGCAAAGCTCAACACAGTGACGAGTTTCATCGTAAACTCAAAATAACTGAAATTAGACGTGTAGCTCTCCAACAGATGTATGAAGCTCCAACACTCCGCGAACCGGAGAAACTTACAACGAGACAAATGCGTTTAAAATTGATTCTTCACGAAGCTCTTGACATTGCCCACGCCATCTGTGAACACCGTGATGCAAACACAGAAGAATGTATGTTAGCTTGGGAAATTGTTGATGAAATTGATGATGCCGCGACTAGGGCTGGTGTCAGATACCAATAATTTCCTTGATGTATATTAAATGGATCTCAAAGAGAAAGTAAAGAAGATGGGTCTCAGGGTAACCAAAGATGTTAAGGGTAAGAGGGTAAAATTGACGAAGAAGGAACTCCAAGCTAAACTCGATAAGAAGAAGAGAAGTGGTTCTGGGCCAACCCTTGAAAATCAAGCTAGAGACGCAAAGAAGTTCATCAAGGTGTGTAAGATGGTTCTCAAAGAGGCTGAACCTAACGTTCCACGCGCACCCAGACCATCTAGAGCCGCCGCTGCCCCTCCACCTCCTCCCCCACCACCTATGCGTGCGCCTCCACCACCAAAACCAGTCATCAACAATGCACGCGCAAGACTTATGGCCAATCTTAGAGCCGACCTCAAAAGAAGAGGACTTGCCACCTAAGTCCCATAATGTAATTACGTATTTCAAGTAACAAAATGTCTCTCAACATCGAAAAGAAGCAGTTCCTCAAGAATATCAGTGGGGGTCTCCACGTTCTCATGACTTGTTCTTACAAAGCTGATGAGATCGGTGCCAAACCAGAATGCCCTGTTGAAGAGTTTATCAAGGATAGGCTCATCACACGTAACATGAGTGTCCCTAACGTTTCTCGATATTGGTTTTCAGAAGCAAAGTTTGATACGATGGTGGACATCGCGCGTGATGAAGATCTCATCAAACTTCTCAAGTATTTTGATGACATTGACATGTACATGAAGCGTGTCTACCACGAGGCGCAGCCATCTAACAGTTCAATGAGTGATAAAGATTTTAAGTTTGCATCACTCATTCATACTGGGGAGTTGGTAACTTTTGAAGATCTACTTAATCACGAGTGATTTCCATACGGTTGAAGGGTGTGCATCTCACAGTGGTTGAAGTACCACGTGACGAGTTAAGGAGTACCTCTGTATCATCTTCGTTATAAGCCCTCACATCAAAACCATCAATAACACGGACTGACTTAAAGTCATCTGTCACTGTTGTTTCCTGATCAGTGTGTTTGTGTTCTCCCATGTAGTCACACTCTTTGTAGTAGTGAACACCTGGGGCACTTGGATCTATGGGTGGAGGTTTGTTTTCTTCTTCTTTTATCCCTAGATCTTTCTTGTATTTGAATAAAAGGTAAAATATCAAAAATACGATTGGAATGATGATTAGACCAAGCATCTATTATTAGTTTACAAATTTAATTCCAAACCTCTTTGACATAAACTTTTTGACACCTTCAAAGTCTGGATAACTCCAGAGATACCATCGTGACCAGAATCCCGCGCCGTCAATACCACTGATTTTCCAATCCTCCTTGTCACTGGAATTGACATCAAGCATCATTGTTTGAATTTTCTTTGGATCTCTCTCAGCAATAATACGTTTAGGAACTCTTCCACCGTGCCTAAGAACATAGGAACGCATTCGTGAAGGTGTTTTATGTTTTGTGTAGTCTGAGTACCCACTGGCCCCAAAGTCAACAGTTCTTCCATCTTCAAGTGTGGCCCTGAATTTCTTTTTGCGATCAGGACTTCTTGTGATTTTGACCTGCATGTTACTATTTTAAAATATTTTAAATTATAAATGGTATTTGATCAGTCAAAAAGACAATTCATAACAAAGATAGCCCCGGGAATATGTGCGTTATTTTCGAATACTAGGGAGTCAAATCGGGTGGGGAGAGAACCATCTAGTGATATAGAATGTTTTATTAAGAAAAACATACTTATTCATACAGATGAAGATACGTATCATTTTTCAGTTGGAAAGTTTGGATTGTGTCTTAAGATGTTAGGAGAAGATGATATACACACATTACTCACGTTCTTTGACTCTATAAATATAACAATTCAAGATGTATTTAGAGAGGCAGATATAAATGCTCTTTATTTAACTGAAGATGAACTCAGAATAAAAACACTTATTGATAATGGAGATATAGAAACTTTTAGAGATTTTATGTACTATTAATTACTTACGGCACGCGCCACAGTATCCCTCCTTCTTCGCTTCTGGGAAGAAGAAGAGACGCTCATCACCGCGCTTGAGGCGGTAGAGGTGATCGTACATGTGGAGCAGACCAATCGCGAGAGCCACAACGGACACAGCAGCGCGGTTCACCTTACGGACGGTCCAGGCATAGGCCAAGAGGAGACCGATGAGGGTGAGCTGGACGATGGTGAACTTGGGGAGCGCTGGCATCACAAAACGATGCTCAACAGTCTTAACTTCGTTGGTAGGTTCAGGGGTGTACTTTTCCATTCGCTTTCCGCCGTAACCGGGCATTTTTATTTTATACCAAGAAATTAATGTGGCCCATCCTGGTGTTGCCTCTGGTCCTCGTACTCCATGATTATTTAAAGTCACCTATAGATAGGTTGTACTTTCAAACACCAATGAGACCCCTCATGGGTATGAGGAACACCCTGATAGATCTCATAGACTGGTGTTCTGAATATCGCACAAAAGATTACCCGGGATTATGGCTCATAAAACTACATTACGAAAAGATTAGGGAAGAGTTTCAAGAAGTTTCAAAGACTGCCAAGAAACATCTCTTCCACGAACTTGATCCATGGTTTGACGAGAATTCAAATTATTACTATTACAAGGTGGAAGACTTTCCTGTATTAAATGGTCTCATCAAACAAATACCATGTATCTGTCACGATACAGCCATGTTTGCTGTCATGGATGGACCCATGTCTATAGCACCACATCGTGCTGAAACAAACCTATGGCTTCGGTATCATCTCACTATAGAGAGTGGTGGTGATTGCACACTCTATACCGAGAAGGGGTCACATAAACATAGAGAAGGTGAAGACTTTTTGTTTGATCATGCAAGAATACACAGTGTTGACAAACAGGGGATACAAAAAAGAGTTGTTCTCATCTTAGATATCAAGAGATTCTAGATGTTTACGGCATACGGCGATATACATATCACTTCCACCAATCAACTCAAGTTCTTTATTATCTACGATTCTCTTTGTAAATGGACCAGAATTTCCGTTATTACAACGCATACATAAGGCTGAAAGCTTTGTAACTTCACAAGCCATCGGAATACAGTCAAGAATTTCTCCCCATTTTCTTTGAAATGAATCAGCGTCTAAACCCGCGACGATTACATCCTTTTTTTCAAAAAGGCAATAGTCTACAAACTTTTTAAGACGTGGGTAAAACTGGGCTTCGTCAATGGCGATAATATCAGCCATTTCAAAGTCATGTGTATGCACTATATCAAATAGGTCATACACTTTATGACAATTAAATTTGACATTATCATGGGTTTTCAAAACTTCATCGGGAGACCTAGTATCTTTGGCTGAATTAACAACGAGAATATTCTTGCCAATGACTTTCAGACGCTTAAGTCGTCTGATAAGTTCAGAAGTTTTACCTGAAAACATATTTCCCATAATAATCGAAAGACCCATTTCCGCTGATTATTATAATATTGTATTTTTTATATGGGTGAAATTCACAAGGCTTTTTTCAATGGTCACAGGGGGTACTACAACCCAAAGACGGGTCGCGTGAAGTTTGGATCTAAAGTGTATCCAAGTATTGAGGTGGCTGTAAAATATCTCAGGGAAAAGTAAGATGACCCTCACAGATCAGGAGATATCCAAGAAGGTTCGTGAATTGCGTAAAACGAAGGGTCCAATCTATGCGCCCCTCAAATACTTCAGAGGTCTCAAAACCCTCAAAGATGTGGAGACCCGCTACAAGAAAATGCTCAAGAAGACCTACACAAACTTTAAGACTGATGAAGGTATAAAGACCCGTACATCGTCTTACACCCAAAAATTTAGAAAGAAGTATGGTCAAAATGTCAAGTCTCTACCAGAGATTTCAAAGGCCACTGGGGTACCACTGAAGACCCTCCAAACCATATACAATAGGGGACTCGCTGCGTGGAGAACTGGGCATCGTCCAGGAGCTTCTCCACAAGCGTGGGGGTATGCGAGGGTTCATAGTTTTGTTATGAAAGGGAAGACGTACTACACGGCGGATAAGGATTTGAGGAAGTGATTTTCAACTACAACCGTGTATTTCACCATCGGAACTTCTCATATATTCTAGGATATCTGGGGGAGATTTTCGTGGATAATCACGGGGTCCGGACAGGTAGCCTTCCTGGTTGTCATTGTCAAAATACAATGATGCGAGTCCGGTTTCCCACTCTCGATTCGCATATGTTCGAAACTGAAGAGGGACCTTGGTTTTAAATGTAAGATTTAAACGTAGATAACGTTTACCATAACCATTCCATATCTCAAAAATGTCGTCAATAAACTTTTCTTTTATGTTTTGGGGTGCTTTGTTCCATTTATATTTGTTAACTGATATCCACAACTCTTGATGTTCATTATTGGAAGAAGCTTCTTCAGTACTAAATGCATTATGTTCTCCAACATCTATTATACCCCCAAAATATTTAAGTGCATATAGACCACATTTCAACCTGATGTCATTTCTAACTTTTACAAGTCGTTCTATATCTTGTGAAGGATTGTTAGTAATATAGAGTTTAATATCGATATCATTCGCATGTTTTACACACGTTGAACAATATCTATCCTTTCTTATACAGTGTATATAAACATTTTTAGTTTTTTTTAAAATTTTTTTAGCGTCAACTTCAAACCATGGCTCGGGTGTTTCGCGGGTGGTCTTATGTGTGTCACAAATTTCAAAAATATACTTGATTTTTCCGTTGTTTATAACAGCCACATCAACGATACATTTATCACTCATTCGGTACTCAATCATGACTTCATCACCGTCCTCATATTCGATTTGTTCGTCGTGCGTACACCCTTTGGGGCATGACCGCACAACATTCTCGATTTTTCGTTTTCTTAATAAATCAGCGATGATGTGTTTAGCCATTTTATGAATTTCACCTTCACCGGGGTGATCATAGAACTTACAGTCTCGTTCACCTGGTTTATGAGCAAAATGATGAATTTTAATATCACCCTTTCTCACGATAACAGGTTCTCCACACCCCGGACAGGCGTAATCTAAACCCTTTTCGGCATTACAAGGTAAACAATACTCACCGTTAAGTAAAGCTCCAAGAGGAAACTTAGTCATTTAACTCTAAACAACACCTACCTTTATACTACTTTAACTATTCTTCATCCATTCCTCTTGAGATGGAAAATGGGGATTGTGACCAAGACATGACCCAACAATCTCTTCACCAGTGTAAAAAGGAAACTGTTCGTAAAGCTCCTTTCTATATTCCGGATCAATTCGGTAGTCTCCAAAATCACATTTCTCGGGTGGTGGCACCTGGTTAAAGTATTCTTCGTGATCAGAACTCATTTCATAGTATATGACTCGTAACTTTAAATTGATCTCAATTTTATTTCAACCCATAAATTCTTTTCAGTTTTTACGGGTTGTAATACCAAATCCGTAGATTTGACTTTAAACGTGTGTTCAGTTGCGATTTTATTTACACCTCTGAAGGGGAATAGTGAAATCTTACGATGTGCGACTACACCAGATTTATCACTCTTATATGTGATTTTTCCACTTGTATTGTACTCTGTCATTTTATCAACGATAAGTTTCATACCCTCTTCACATCTTTTAGTCTTTCCCATGTGTATAAGTTTTAAGAGAGCTACATCACTAAAGCAAACCATATCTAGATGGGTGTCATCATTCCACATGAGAACCAACATGAAGGGGGTTTCTACGAGTGACGATTCTGATAAATCTTCAATTTTAAATCCCGAATTATTGTTCAAAATACTGGCGAGGAGATTCAATGCATAGAAGTCTTGTCTAATGATTATCTCAGTCTTTTCTCCCTGATAATACACAACTTTTACTTCCATAAACCTATCCCTTTTGTACACAGAGAGGGATACACCTCCGTCTTCATTTGCGGCGAGGTTAATTCTCTCCCTAGAAACCATGATATCATTTGGTGGTGCATTTATAAACGTTTCTGTATCTGATGTAGACTTTTCTGTATCATAGTATGTAAATTCTGTTAGATCCTCGTCACGCAGAACGCTAATTCCTTGTGTAGTAACATAGGGTACATCTATCTCATTATCATTGGCGTAAAGAATATAAGACAATGGTAGTAAGACATTTGCAGTTTTTTGTGTAGTTTCATCTTTATTGGAAAGGGATATTTTGTCGGATAACCCGTACATTATACTTACTTACATCAGAGAGTCATTCTTTTAAGATGTTTTCTTACTTCCTTTGTGTATGTTAGAGTACAGATTGCATAACTGAAAAGATTGATGAACACCTGTCCACTCATAATATGAAGTCTCACCCAAAAGTTTTCATATTTGAAGTAGTACCAAAATAGAATAGACAATAGTGTTTCGTAAAAAACTCTCAAAACTACATTGGAAATGAGATACATACGATTAATCGTCTTGTTTCCGTTGAAAAGTCGTCTTAGAATCAAAAGAGATGTGTCAAACTCAATAATACCAGCAATAGCTGTGAGGGGTGCATCCCAAGGTCTTAGCATGGGGTGAATGAGTAAAGTTAGAGCCGCCAAATGATGGAGAGCAATCAGGTTACGGAAAGCGGTAATAACTTGAGGTTGAACAAATATCCAAACGAGATCGTAGAACATGTGAAATGCAAGAGCGTGTGTTAGAAACAAAGGATAAATTGTGTAGTCAAATAGAGTTTCCATCAGACACATGAAAGCAAATGGTAGGATATATGCCACAGTTGCCACATCGTGGAAAAAAATAGCTTCTCTGGCCCTCATTTGATATTAACAATACTTTCATCTTTATAGCACTTTCACACCCAAACGAAAGTCTTTGTCAAACTTTCCAAGTTCAATTTTTCCCTCATTAATGAGGGATTTGATCTTCTCACCAACCACGAGGTTATCACTGATGATCGCATCAAGCTTGGGATCTTCGGGGAGCTTAGGCATGAACATCATGAAGGCTGTCATCTTTTTGTTCATAGGGAGCTCGCGGTCTTGAAGGATTTGCTTTACGACATTGGGAATGTTCTTTGGATCCATATTATAGGTTCTATTATCCTATTGTTTTTAATCCTTTTTATTTGGACGAATGGCCCACATATTTTCCTTGTTGAACTTCTCATAATCAATCTCTTCAATTTTGAAGACATCCATTATAAATTTCTTGAGTGGATGAAGATCCTTAGATGCAAGATTTTCCTCTTCATTAGGGGGCCGACGTTTTCCTTCTCCGGGAGCTTCGGCGGGCTCAACAAATTTGTCTTTTTTGGCGCGAACGGTCACACGTGGACGAATAAAAGTTGGTTTTATTGTAAGCAACATCACTTTTTCATAGTTCCCGCGAAATCTTTAATAGTGAATAATTCCACCAGCTTCCAAAAGTGTTTTGGTGACCCCCAAAGCGATGAGTCCAACGATGATGTCTTTATACTCCATCTTCATAAAACGACCCGCAATAGTCATCGGCATAACCCACGAAGTGAGTTGGAAGAGGCTGTAGTTGATGAAATCTTGGTCAGGGAGAACGGAACGAGTTTTAACATTCCGTGTAAGACGACGAGTGGGTTTCTTATTCTTTGGTAAAATAACGCGAGTGTGTTGTGTATGTATAGGTTTAGCAAGAGCTATCATTCTGATTTTGAAGCAAATATAATCTTTAAACACCTAAGTCACCCCGAACCAATATAAAAGTATACAACTACAAACACTCAACATGACCATGAACGCTGCTTCCATTGCCACTTACATTTCCAAGCTTGAGAAGGAGAACAAGGATCTCCGCGCTGAGGTTGAATCCCTTACACAAGACAAGATTGATCTTCAACTCAAGATTGTTGAGTATGAGTACGCCTCTGACTCCGAGTCCATTGCCTCCAATGATGCGGCAGATGCTGAATGGATTGAGTCAGACTCTGACACCGAATCTGTTACCTCCAATGAAGTTGGTGACGACGAGTTCTTCGTCTCCTACAACAAGGAGCTGGCTGACTTTCTTGACACTCTCTCCATCCTATACGCCGATGACGAGTACAAGAAGAAGGCTTACGACGATGCTGCCTACGCTGTCTACAAACTTCCCTACAAGGTGACCAATGGTGACGAACTTGCCCGTGGTCCCAAGAAGGTTCCGGGTATTGGTAAGAGCATTGCTGCCAAGATTAACGAGTTCCTTGAGACTGATAAGATCAGGCATCTCCAGAAGCTGAAGAATAAGGCTGCTGCCGTTGATGAGACCCATGACGATTACTTCGCCGGTGGTCACAATGATGAGCTCGTGCGTCACCTTAAGAACATGGCCTCCGAGGAGAGTGATGAGTTCAAGGCTGCAGCCTACGAGAAGGCGGCAAATGCCATTAATGCTCTCAACTTCAAGGTGACCAATGGTGAGGAACTTGCCAAGGGTCCCAAGAAGGTTCCGGGTATTGGCAAGAATATTGCCCGAAAGATTGATGACTTTCTTGCCCCTCACAAGAAGGTCTCTTTTGAGCTTGAGTCCAACCCTGTTTCTACCAATGAGGAGATTGCTTGGCATCTCGATGTCCTCGCTTCTCTTGAGGCTGAGGAGCATGGTTCCCAAGATCCTCACAAGATTCGCGCCTACAGGAACGCGGCCGAAGCCATCCGTGACCTTGACTTTGAGGTGACTAATGGTAGTGAGATTTCCCAAGGTCCCAAGAAGGTCAAGGGTATTGGCAAGAGCATTGCCCGAAAGATTGATGAGCTGATTGTGACTGGCAAGATCCAGAGGATTCGCGACCTTTCTTAAATCCACGGAGCTTTGGATTTAACTTTTTTCTTTTTGGGTTTTGCCCCAAGACGTGAGAGTAGATATAAATAGAAGATGATCATCTCCCTTTTAATAAAGATCAATAATTTTCTTCACTAATAATAAACAATGACTCCAGTACTCGTTTCCGTAGACAAGGCGGGTGATCTCAAAATCGGACGCAAGAAGTGCCGTCTCTACAAGAAGGATGAGGTGGTGAAGGTTGCCAAGAAGTATGGCATCAACACTGAGAAGAAGACTGTTGGTGAGCTCTGTGGTGCCATCAAGGCGCGCGCCAAGAACTCTCCCCAAAACATGAACAATGTTCCCCTATCCAAGATGTACCCAGCGGCTGCCAAGAAGATGGTTGCCGCCAAGAAGCGCGCGGAAAAGAAGGCTCTCAACAAGAAGGTTGCTGCCAACTTTATGAAGAAGATGACTACCAAGATCCCCAGTCCAACCGCGGTTCAGCGTGCCAGAGCTAACGCTAAAGCGGCGATACAAAATCGTATATCTTACGAGAAGAACAAAGCGATGATGGCTGTCAACCAAGCTTCTCCACGTGCAGTGATGCGTGTGGCTCGCGAGCTTCGTCGTCTTCGTTAAATCTGTACGTGTATAGTTTTAGTATCAAAAGATGCTTTTTTCTTTCCGTCATAAACATTTACAATTCCGGAACTAATCATTTTATCGTTTACAGAAACGGAATCTCCTCTCTTTCTATAAACTGTAACAAGTGGTCTTCCATATTTATCCATTTTATCACATTCTATCCAAATCCATCCATTAACCTTATTTCTACACATAAAGGGGTTCCACACCTGATGTGGGGCACGGTCATTGAACCCGCATTCTTGTTTGAATAAATCCCTGGCAAGTTTAGCCATTTCTATATGATTCATACGATGATCCATGTTCAAACTGGGCTTCATTTCAGGTGAGTCATAACCAAGTGTACGAAATTTAAACTTTAAAACACGACCATGTAAAATGATAGCCGCATTGAATGTATCTCCATCATATACACTTGTTATTTTTGCATAGCCTTTATAATTTCTTAAATCAAAAATAGGGAGTGAATCGTCTACAGCAGATAAAATGCGTTTATTGAAACAACATAACATTTATAAAATAACAATAACAATCTTTAACTTTAAAAATCAACTTCAATTTCAACTTCACCATGTTGATCCTCACTCCAACTGGAAAGGTCATTATATTCTTTTTCACTCGTGTCGTAAACCCTTTCACCGTCTTCAATCATCATATCCTTGACAGATTCAAGTAGAACTGTGGAGAGTGCAAACTTGTAGGCTAGGAAACCAACAAATGTGGCTCCATAATCAAAGTCAAACGCAAATGGTGCGTTGTTCCATGTCACTTCAAAAGCGGCGGCACTCAAAGGTGCCAAAAACTCCTTTTGGAATGTTGTCTTCTCAAGATTATCAACCCTATCGGAGAGTAGAGAAACGTAGGCATATGATGCTATAGCGCCTAGAGCTGCAGATACACCCTGTTCAGCACCTTGTGTAATGAAGTGGGATGCTGCAAGTGCTGTACCGTATGCACGCGTACTTCTCTTGAGTGTATTTTTCAAGTCATTATATTCCTTGAGTTTGGCCCGAATCGGAAAAGTTTTAACGTAAGTGAGAGACATCTACTGAAATAATTAACAACGAAATCTTTATCTCAGTTATTAATAACAATGCCGTGTGACAAGTGTAGAAAGAAATGCGGAGTTCCTATTGATTGTAAATATTGTTCAGGTGGTTTTTGTTCTGGTTGTATTCAATTGGAAAAACATGATTGTCAAGGGGCAGATATTAAGAAGTTGAAACAACGCAAAGAATTAGAAGAAAAGTTGGCATTTGAACCACCACCTAAATGCTTAAAGATTTGAGAATAATAACAAATAGAATGGGAACCAGCTAGTTTACTGAGATGCCCGAGTGGTCTAAGGGGACCGACTTAAGATCGGTTGGTGTTTTCACCTCGCGGGTTCGAACCCCGCTCTCAGTAGCTATGGGCTTGTAGTGAAATGGATATCACTTTGGACTTCTAATCCAACGTTCCGGGTTCGATCCCCGGCAAGTCTGAATATTACACTATGAATAAGGATCTTATCATTCTTATTCATGCTGTAGTTACATGAAAATTACAATTATTCGTTTCACTTTTTCACACGCTTCTCAAGGTTCTTAATTTTATTTTCGAGGTTCTTAATCTTGAGCTTGTCAGCCTTTCTCATATTATTCACCTGAGCCTGTGTATACATACGATTGATTGTACCCGGTTTGACTGTGTTAGGGCCAAATAAAGATCTTCCGTTAGACGCAGCCATTTATTATGTACATATATTTTAAATGTGGGTGTTGATCTTAGCCGCACCATTAGTTATATATGGTACCATGTGTTGCGGTATTTATAGTGTACTCAAGTCGCGTCGTGACAGGGGTATATCTCCGAGATGTTCTCAAACAGACTTAAGGACAATAAACTAATCTAAAGTAGAAATGCCTCTAGGAGTTAAGAAACTCGCTTACGATGCTATTATTCCAACTCGTGGTTCTGATGGTGCTGTTGGATACGATTTGTACAGCAATGTTGACATTGTTGTACCATGTCAGGCAGGTAACGCACTTGTTGGGACTGGAATAGCTCTTCGTATTCCACCCGAATGCTATGGTCGTGTTGCTCCACGCTCCGGTTTAGCTGTTAAGCATTGTATTCATGTTGGTGCGGGTGTGATTGATCCCGACTACACCGGTGAAATCAAGGTCGTCCTGTTCAATCATGGTTTGAAAGACTTTGAAATCAAGAAGGGTGATCGTATTGCACAGCTTGTACTTGAGAGGTGTGAAACCCCCCTTATTAAGGAAATCGGTCTTCTTGAAGAGACTGAGAGGGGATCTGGTGGTTTTGGATCAACGGGAAAATAAGTAAAATCCGGCTAAAACGAGTAAAAGTAGAATGATGAGAACGGATAGAGTGTACATTGTAGTGGGGTCGGTTTTGGTTTCCGTGGGTTTTTGGTCTTCTGACGTTTCTGCAATCGCGTTACCAAAACAGTCACCCGCTGCGACGAACTCTTCTTTTTCCTCTTCTGTACAAGCTGTGGGATTGGCACAAATAGGACAAGCTTCACCCTCTTTACATTTACAACATTGTTTGAGGCTATTCACTGGAAAAGTCACATTACCGGCTGGTGCCATGTAGCCAGATGCACATACATCTTCACTTACAGCCTGACAACCTTCGGGGATAATCTCAATCCCTCTCATAGATCCATCATCTTGTTGAACTTTGGTGCTATCAAGTGCACAACTCATCTACATTTAGAGTATATTTTTATCACAGTACCAGAAGTCTTCTTTTGTGGGCATGAAGAGAATACCTTTCTGCATGGTCATAAACAATTTCGCGTGATTTATATTCGGGTAAGACCAAAGAATCCACCTTTCCCAATATTCTGCCCTAAAATAATCGTCCCAATCTTCTTTTGTACTTTCATCAACCATGAGCATACCTCGGTGAATTTCATATGGATCTGTTGCTAACCGCACTTTCTTAGGAATAATTGCACCCTTTCTAAGAAGATGCGCTCTCATAAGACGAGGATTACCATGATCACTATAAGTTGATGCCCCTTTATTACCAAAATCAATTGCTCTATGGTTTGGAAGAGTTACTCTGTATTTATGGGTTACCGAGGGACTGGGTTGAAATACAACGTGCATTAGTATAATTTAGATAAAGATTCTGTAATATTTACTCACATGAAGACCTATGAATCCTTGGACGGTATTATTCTACGAGTTGGTGAAAATGCGAAAGAAAATGACCAACTCACAATGAATAGTTGTCCTAATGAATGGTGGATGCATGTATCTGGATTCCCTGGATCACATGTGGTTATATGTTATAAAGGTGAGATTGTCCCAAAAGAAACTAAGAGGGATGCAGCTGTTCTAGCTGTATACTATAGTAAGGCTTCACCTCAAAAGATGACTAAAGTTGATTTTGTCCGACTTGATCAAATTTTTAAACAAACAAATACATGTCATGGTCAGGTTTCTATTAAAGGAGATGTCACCGAGCTCACTGTATTTATGAATAAGGAGAAATCAAGACTTGATAGACTCTTAAAAAATAGACACGATAGTTAGATATATGAATCATCAGGATTGGAATCCTATCGTCATCCATGGGAAAGCTGCCACTCCTGTTAATCGGGGCTCTATTTCAAAGCACCATGAGCGTACGAAGCAGCAGAAAATTGAAGATGAGGAAATCGGGACACACAACAAAGTTTCACTTTCCACGGCTAAAATGATTCAACAAGGACGTATTGCTAGAGGTTTCAAAACACAAAAAGAATTAGCAAACGCGGTGGGTGTAAATGCAAGTATTATCAATGCGTATGAATCCGGTCGGGCTATTCCCGATGTACAGATTATGCAGAAGTTGAGAAGAGTTTTGGGTGTGAAACTAAAGTAGATTGTAAACTTAAAAAGCTAAAGCGAGTCACATGTATGGACAATGGTAGACATCTGGTCGTTGAAAGTCCCGATGGTTCTATCGCGATAGCATTTAACGAAGACGTTCAACCACCTTCAACACGAACGCGTGTCACTGTTCGTGTTATCGGATTCCATTATACCCACGGTTCAAAACTTTCATCAAACATACTGTTTTACATCAGTGTTTTCATGGTGGCATTTTTTCATAGAGGGATTGACATCTTCAACACCGTCATGATCTTGATCACCATGTCGTTATTGTATTCAGAGTGGCTCGTTTCTAAATCACAACTCTTGTGTCACGGAATGGTGTCTTCTCTATTGTTCGTTCCAGTTCTTTCAATTCATATGTGGGATCAGGTCGCATATCAATTGGGTTGCATGATATTGTGCTTCATTTCACATTTCACCTCGGAAGATATTATTGTTGAGCATCTTGAACATGAATAATTTTATCAGGGTACTATAAAATGTCCAGAGCTTCTAATAACGCAGAAGCTAAATTTTTTATGATGTTCCTCGCCGGTGTCTGTGTTATAGGAGTACCGCTTACTATTTTATCTATATATGCTTTTCCAAAGCCTAATAAAAAGAAAGACTCAGAGTAATCCTTTATACGTTCCAGCAATGTAGTAGACTTGTTTAAAACCAAGTTCAGTTAATTTCTCTGCCGCAAATCTGGCCCTTTGCCCAGTGTTGCAGTAGACGAGTAATCCACTTTTGGGAAGTTCAGAGGTTGTCTTTTCGTTGATCTTATCCACTGGAATGTGTAAAGCTCTGGGATAGTGCCCAGCTCTATATTCAACAGCTGTACGAACATCAATGACTTTCTTTATTTTGCCCTCTTTGATGAGTCTCTTGGCTTCGGAGGCGGACACGAGATTTTGTCCCATGTAGGTGTATGCTAGGGCGGCAGTGAGACCACCGGCGATAAGAAGGGGTATCATTTGTGATGAGTATAGATTTTATTTAACCCACACCTGAACAAAACCTTCTCTCACATTTTTGAAACCACATTCGTTTAATTTGGTATACACTTTATTGTAATCCACATCACCAGGTCTATCTGTTTCAAAAATAATTTTTTTTATTGGATCCATATCTTCAATGTGGTCAATAAGTTCCGGTAAACAACCTTCACAATCTGCGACTATTGTGTTAAATGTTATGTCATATTTGCGTTGTAAATTGTCATATGTCACATTTTCAAGATTACACTCAACATCTTCACAAGATTCTGTATATGTTCCATAACCTTCATCTGAATGTATTCTCTTTTTGTTTGACCCAACAGTACCAACAAAAATCTGTGCATCCCCGTAACCACAATTATTTAGATTATGTGTGAGAGCTTGTGTGATATTTGTATCGGGATCAACAATTACACAATCTTTTGGGTCAGATATCTTATCCAAGATAATTGCACTGACGGTACCATACCTGGCACCCAATTCAAGAACTTTATCATTTTTACTGATGTACTTGGAGGCGATCTTTTGCTCTTCAACTTCAAGTTCTTTATGTGATACGACGTTTCCATTTTCATCTGTAAAAATACGTTCTCTGGTGGTGTTTAATAGTATGTATATACACACTAAAAGTAAGACTAAGAATACAATCATCTACTATACTATTTGATTATTTTATACCAATCATCATACATCCCAATTCCATGGATCACACCACCTACGAGAAGTCCGCGGATGAAAGGATTCTTGAAATAAGCTAACGCGAGTAAACTCGTGAGCCAATGGTGTAAGTGTAGAGTTTTACCAAATACTTTGATTTGATTCAACTTGGAGGGACAATGCGGTCTACATGTATTTTATACATCAGGAATGATACTAATACACCGACAGCAAATATCATTTATATAAAGATAGCGGACATTTATTGTACAGAATGAACCGAAAGACTACCGATGTGTCCACTCGTCTCTCTCCTGATGAGCTTGCTGAGCGTTCAATGGCTGCCCGTGTAGAGGCGACTAACAAAGCCATGCAGGGTGAGAAGGTCCGCTACAAGTCTTCCAGTGACCCGGAGAGGTTTCTAAAGTTCTTGGAGCATCGTCTCACCATTTGGGAAGAACTCAAGGATAAGACTTTTCACGGAAAGAGAATGTATGAAAAGACAAATGAAATTATCAACTCACTTAAATAATATCACGTTAACGTAACGTATGTATAAAACTACATATGACAAATCTGAATGTCAAACCGGTATAGTTCACATAGGATATGGAGCATTCCATAGAGCCCATCAGGCTGTATACATAGATGATTATATGGAAAAGACTGGGGATCTTCGTTGGGGTATAGTTGCCGTCAATCTGAGAAATGAAGGTTTCAGGGAGATTGATGACTATATTGTGAAGACTCCGTCATCGTATAGAATGGTTCGTTCCCATCTTGATTATATAGATTGGACTAAGAACCGAACAATTGCTAAGTATATGTTGGCCCTACCAAGTGTTCAACTGGTCACGGTAACTGTGACGGAGAGTGGGTACGCACCCGGATCACCCCTATTTGAATACCTTGCATGTGGTCTACGTAACCGCAAGACATCTATAACCGTGTTGTGCTGTGACAATATTCGTCAAAATGGTCATGCCCTTGAGGCGCAGTTTTTGGCATATCTCTATCAAACAAATCAGTGTGAAATGGCAGATTGGGTCAGAGAGAATGTGAAGTTTCCATCTTGTATGGTTGATAGGATCACTCCACGTTCACATGATGCATTACGATACGAAGTTGAAAAACTTTTCCCGGGTTTTGGTCAAACTGCTGTACAAACTGAGGAGTTTACACAATGGGTCATAGAAGACAATTTTGCTTCAGACTTTCCGGATTTGACACAAGTTGGTGTAACTGTGACACAAGATTTAGAACCTTACGAGGAGACAAAGATTCGTATTCTCAACGGTGGTCACACGTCCCTAGCCTATCTAGGTGTTCTGTCTGGTTATAAAACGTTTGATCAAGTTATGAACAATGAGGCGCATCGCAAACATTTCAAACAACTTCAAAAAGAAGAGATCATTCCATCAATTGTTATGGAGCTTCCTTTTGACATTGATGAGTATGTTGAAACGGTTGAGGAGAGATTCTCAAACTCTACTAATGTTGATGACTTGGAGAGGATATGTATGGACGGTTTTACCAAGTTTCATACATTTATAGTTCCATCACTTCGTGTATGTTTAGAACAGGGAAAACGACCCATCCACACATATAGAAGTATTGCGGCGTGGTACATATATGCTAGGAAATTTGCTAAAGGGTGTAAGAAGATCAAGTATACAGAACCAAACTGGTTATTGCTTGAACCCCTGTTGCGTGACGGTGCTGTTGATGCTTTCGTTTCTAACGAGAGACTTTGGGGAGACATTCCTAAAACATATATTACATTCTCCAGAGATCTAAAAACTATTCTAATGTCACAAACCTATGAACAGGAGATTGATTTACTCGTAGACGAATAATTATATAAAGTTTTGGAATGACTTATATCAAGGATAATGTTTGTCATCAAACCATTATGCATAATTAAACCTCATATATCACAACCCAAAAAAACAAATAAAAGATTTAAGATTTACTCAACGGCGTATAACAATGTTGACCCTTATCGTGAAACTTCTCTGCGATACATGGGATATGCAAATGAATTAGGTGAAGCTTTTACTTCCTACTTACCAGATTGGGGTTTACCCGCATCATATTGTGTGGCGGCTTCGTATGTCATGTTTGACACGATTGATAAGGGACAAAAAGCATATGAAGCTGCTGATGAGGGTGAAAAAATTCAAGATGCAGCTAGGATTTCTTCTGAAACCCTAACATGGCAGCTACTCGCGTCTGTTTTTTGGCCAGGTTCAATCATTAGGGTGATCGTAAATCTGTCAGCCAATATGATAGTGAATAGACATTTAGATGATAGTCGTTTCTTCCATTTTTTACCTACACTTGTGGGTCTCATGGCTATCCCCCTAATTGTAAAACCAATTGATACAACTGTAGATAAACTTATGGAAAAATCTATTTCTAAAGTGATTCGTGGTGAAATCAACACACCCGAAGATGCAGGTGCAGCGTTTACAACTGCCATGGGGTCTTTTAGTGTTCCACCAATCATGTATCTTTTTGCAGCTTTCATTAAAAAACTAAAAACCTAATTTACTGTACAAAGTTTATTGTTAACCTTTCAGGTACTCCATGTTGTTCTATGTGCTCTCTCAACTGCCCCATAGCTTCCTCGGCTGAGAGAGTCTCATCTTCGTTTTCGTCACCATTATCTGTTCTAGACCACTCTTCATGCAATTCCTGAAGAAACTCGTTCAGACCTGGGTAAGCACGCTCCTCTTCTTGATCAATCCACTCTTGTGGTTGCCCGGGAGTGGTAGGTACATATATAGGAGGTCCGTCTCTCGCCGGGTCGTAGTCTGTAATCCAAAGTGGGTCATTTTGATCAAGAAGAAATCGGGGTGGTTTCACTCTATCACGTAACTCCTTAATGGTGTTACACATCTCCACATAATCACCTTCTGGAATGCGATCGGCATTCTTGTCAACCAAATCAATCAACTTGTGAAAGAGATCCATTTTGAGTTGTTTTTTAAAGGCTGGAGACGACTTAGGTTTAAATTAAAACTTTATAAAATTGGTATTATTACAAATTACTCCTTTGACCCATGTATTAAAAGATAAACTTATACGTGTTTTACAGTCGGGTGTATATTGTCTAGGTAATACACCATGTTTCATGGTTGAGGGAAATAAAATAAGCATATTTTTTTTTACTGAAACAACCCAATCATTTGCTAACCATCTACTTTTATGTTCGGATTGCGATATAATTATGTTTCCCAAAATAGTGTCAGCGTTTGGATTACAGAAACTAATACTATCAATGTTTTCACAAACATCAAAATATAAAACCCCTGATATTAAACTATTCGCGTGTGTATGATCATGATGATATTCATCAGTTTCTGCCCAATTTAACCATGAAGTTGTAATGTATAGTTCTACATTACTACAATTTCCGTTATTGAAAATTTCATTGAAATATACGTTGACGTTTTTCAAAATAGAAGCTTTTAATTGTTCAAAAATAGGTTCTTCTAAAATATGATTATTTTTACTGATAAGATTACCAAGATTTTTAACCGAATTACACTTCTCCTTTTTAGCAAAATCTAATTCCGCGTCGGAAATACCAGGTTGTAAAATAATTTCACCGACAGGTTTTGGAAAGAAATCGTGTATTAACATTTTAAATACATTCGAAAGTTGTTTTTAAGTCAAACAAATGTAATTATAATAATATTAAAGTATGAAAAATTAGTTACCGAAAGCAACACCGGCCATGCCATTCTTCACACGGAGAACGTTATAGTTGACCGCGTATACGCGAGCAGATTTTGTGCTATCAGCCGAAGTTACGTTATTAAGAACCAACTTAGCGTTATCGATACGAGAGAAGTTGAGGGAACCAGATGGCTGAGTCTTGGCTAATTCTAGACAGAATGGCCATGTGTAAACGGTATCTTCATCGAGTG